ACATACCCGTAAGCACGGATTTCAACCTCTTCCCTGTTTCGGCCCCTCAAGGTCCGTTCCATCTGCTTGAATGGATTGAACGGGTTCCACTCAGTGAAAAACCAGAATATCTTGCCCCTGCCAGACCTTGTCCGTCCAACCGTTGGCATGTGCCCCCTTGGGACACCAGGGATATTGCTGGGCCAGGTAGGGTCAATCAGCTTGGCCGGTTGAGTTTCTTCAATGATGGCTCCCTCCATGGCGTCCTTCACCGTGGGTGTGTAGCCATCAATCGGGGTGAAGGTCACAATCATTTTGCCCTTCCTGGTCACAAGACGGTATTTCAGGGTCTCTACCCATGATAAAGGCACCAACTCGTCCATCCAAATCAGGTCCAGCTCAGTTCCCTCCAATGTCCCCAGGTCTTGGGTGTAATTCCTGAACCAACACTGACTGTGGTTAATCCCCACAAAAGTTCTGTTGGAAAACCCGTTCTTCTGAGTGAAGGCCACATTAACAACAGACCTGACAGTCCGTTTCTGCTCCTTCCAGGCATGAGGCAAATACTCGAAAATGTAGGGCTGCTGAACCTGGATAGAGCTGTCATTGGAGCTGTGACAACACCAGACCTTGTAGTCTGGCTTGTTGACCATCATCCGGACAACCCTGGAAGCCACATACCTTGATTTCCCTCCCCGGTTCCCACCAAAGATGTAAATGATGTCCACATTCGGGTCATCCAAGGCAGCATCAACCTCCTTCCAATGAGCAAAGACCCCTTTTGGATGCCAGGGCTCCCGATGAGGAATGTCTTGGGTGTTGTGGTGGTCGGCTCCATAAGCGAATGCATTCTCCTTCTCAAGCCGTATCAGCTCCTCCCTTTGCTGCCAGTATTCCCCCAGAACACCAGCCTCTGCCATCTTGCGCCCTTCCTCAGCAGAAGGGATGTGCAGGATGGGATGTGCGCTCCATTTCAGGTCCATGTCACCACTTGGTTGCTGTTCTGGGCAGACCCTTGCAAATCAACCGGCCCGTGCCTTCCTCGACCCATACAGGTATCTCCAGTCCCACATTGAAGAAACTACTGTCCTTGACATTGACATACCCTTCATCGGTCTGCACAAGCAGCCTGTTCAGTGGCCTGCCAGTCACCTTCAGTGTCTTCGGAATCCTTCCTGCCTTCCATCTCAGGTCAGCCGATTCCAGCATGTGCCGTTTCCCGGCTTTACGTTTACGGGTCTTTTTCCCGTCAATGACCACCCAACCATTTTTTTCTTTGTTCTTCATTCTAATCCTTTCCAGTCAGTATCCAGTTCATCACTCCATAGCTCCTCAATCTGCCACTCACGCACCTGTAAGACGATTATCTCCTGCTCCGCATGGCAGGCATGCCAGCCCTGCCAAGCTACCCACCAGGCCACTGTCACGGCCAGTAAAAGGCATGCCAGGGTCTTGTGTAGCCAATCCAGTTCAAGGTTCATTGAAAATCTCCTCTGCAAACAGTGTTTTGGGATACTTTGAACCCTTTTTCAGATTACAAGGAGGACACGCAATGACAAGGTTCCACTCTGCATCAGGGCCACCAGCAGATATTGGAATGCGATGGTCCCAGTGCCAGTCCCCGCTACTTGTGCAGTCCTTGCCACAGTAGAAGCAAACCTGACGGACAAGTGGATGGGTCATCCTTGCTCTGAACTCTGAAGTGTCTTCAATGCCGTTACCTTTAAGGCGTGCCCTGCGCTGATGACCGTATGCTTTGCATTTTTCAGGGTTGGCCTTTTGCCACTTCTTGACTGATTTCTTGTAAACTTCTGGGTTTGCCTTGTAACACTTCCTTTTCCCTTCTCTGACCTTTTCAGGGTTTGACTTGCGATACTTCCTTTTTCCTTCTCTGACCTTTTCAGGGTTTGCCTTCCTCCATTTCTCGGCTTGTGCTTTAACCTTTTCTGTGTTTGCCTCGTAATGCCTCTTTTTTTGTGCCCTGACCTTTTCGGGGTTTGCCTTCTTCCACTTCTTGTTAAGCTCTTTCCTCCTCTCAGAATTCGCTTCGCGCCAAGCAGAGTCACTACACCTCTTTGAGCAATAAACCTTGTGGGCAGGCCCAACAACGTCCTTGCCACACACGGGGCATGTCTTTCCTGCCTTGTCCTCAATGAACTGTAATTCGGTTTGTTTCAACATAACATTCCTTCAGCTTAATTCCCCCGCATGGTAGCATGCTTGTCAAGCCCCCCTCTGGTGTGGCAGGGCCCTTTGTCAATTGCCCTATATGCGCTCATGCGCAACGACTTGGCCATGTCTGCCAGACCTCGACCCCCGCCCCCCCATATTGGCCTGTTTCTGTCTCTTTTTGGCCCTGCACTGTTCAAAATCTTCGCACAAGATTGGATATGTTTAGTTTTTTTGGCCCATCCCAAACATTGTTAGGCCCGTCTAACTTCCCTGCTCTTTCTCCTCAACCACCTCTGCTTCAATGACCTCTCCTTGCTGGGGTAGCTGGGCAAGCAGCTTCTGGACTGTGTCATGGGTCATGTCAACCCGTTCATGCCTGATTGTCATACCTGGTCGGCCCTCCAACTGGGTCTCTTTGTCGGTGAGTATGCCTATTACCACGCCCAACTCTTTCCCCTTCAATTCCCCGGCTTGCAGGGCCTGTTTAAGGAGGTCCAGAGCCATGTTCCTGGTCTGCCTGAGTTCTTGGACTACATTCTTTTGGGCATCTGATTGGATGTCTTCCTTCTTGGTTATACCTTGCAGGGTTTGGAGGGATGTCTGGAAGATGTCGGTGAGGGTTTCAAGGGCTATTCCTGCCTTGATTGCCTTGACAATGGCCTTGTACCTTTCAGGGTCATGTTTCTTGAGGTTTGAACCGTCTTGGTTCTTCTTGCCTTGGTCGGGCAATCTCTGGTTCCATTGAGTCAGTGATTTTGCGGGCATAGTCTGGGATTGGTCATACCAATGGTTGGAAAAGTGGGTGGGAATGGGAGGGTCTGGTGTGTGCCAGCCTCCCAAACCCGAGTTTAATGTTAATTCGGGGTCATTGCAATAGTTAATTGCTATTTTGACCGTTCTTGTAGGATTGCATCCCTGAGATACTCTGCCACCTCTTCTGGGGTGTTCAGGCCGGGAGGAAATCCATGCTTGAGCCAGCTACGCAGGGTATTGGTAATGGCATCGAGGGTGATGGCATTATTGGTTGCCTGGAGGTGGATGTCTAGTTCTTCCTGTTCTTCTGGCAGGGAGAATGTGATGGTGTGGGTCATAGGTCGTAGACTGTTCCTCCAGCTTCTGTCCATGCATCCTTTGCTCCTTGCGCTCCGTCTTCCTGAAGCTTGGCGAAAAGGCCCATAGCATGCACTGACACGTCCCTGAAGGCCTCTTTGGCTATGCGGTAGTCATTGTATACCTCTCCTTCCTTGGAGACCGTCCATGGGCCTCTGAGGGGCTGGTCCATGACCCACTGGCCATCTCCCTTGTAACGGTAGATAGCAATTATCTCTGTGTTGGCTTCCGGATGTGCCCATGTTGCTTGGACGTATTGGTCCCCGATTTCGAGTAGTGACTTTGGTGTTGTTTTGTCTTCCATGCTGTGTCTTTCTGTTTTATTGGTTTGGTTTCAGTGTTATAGCCCCAACCTCCGCAGTCGGGGCAGTAGTCGGCCTGGTCAGTATAGCCTCGGCCAAGGCAAGTGTTGCATGTAATTCTCATGTGTTCGCATAGTTGGTGGTTGATTTATGCTATCGCAGCCATGTTCCATCCTTGATAGCGGCTTTACGGATGACGCTGTATGCATTGAGGCATTCCCGACAATGGTATTGTCTGCCATCCTTGGCCCGCTTGTTGTTGGCAAACTGGGTGACCGGCTTGGTCTGGTCACATCCTCCGCAGTGTTTATCTTTCATTGTTCTTCCTGTGTTTTGTAGTCTCCACACCAGTCCGAGGAGCTGACACTCGGCCAGACTGCTGTTGTTCGGCCCGTGCCGCCATCATGGTCTGGGTCCATGGCCTGCCTGACTGGGGCATGCCTGTGGCAGTTTCCCTTGTGGAACCATCGAGTCTGGACGTAGTAGTGACAATCTTGGCATTGCTCTGTTTCCATATGCTTGTTTCTGTGAGTGGTTCAATTGGTTCTGGACTTAGAGCTAGACCAAATCCGAGGCTCAGACCTAGACCAGGAAACAGACCTGGTGTAGGGCCAATACCTAGACCAAGACCAAGACCCGATGCGGGCGCATGCATGGCCACCGAAAGAAACCCATCGGGTTTTGCGATACATTGTCCACGCATAACTTCCTGACCGAGGTCTTGGGTCAGACCAAGGCCATAGCAGTGAGACCTTCA